CAAATTAAAAAACATATAACATGAAATCAATATTCCTCAACCTACTCAAACAAGGCTACGACTTCATCGGAGTTGCTTTGACTACTGGCTTTATTTTTAGCTTCATATTTCCAATCAAAGATTTTTTGCTATTTACAATTTGTGTAGTCATAGCTGACACAATCACAGGAATCAAGGCTTCAAGGAAGGAAGGTCAAAGGATAACCAGTAAGGGACTTTACCGCACAACGGAAAAGATAGTCGTTTATTTTGTCAGCATCATGATTTTTGAGGGTGCAAAGAATACCTTTTCAATTCCAATTCCCATCACCTACATGGTGGCTTCCATGATAGCTGGCACGGAGTTGTTTAGCATTGCGGAGAATGTGAAGCGGATAACGGGTGTGAATCTTGGAACAGTAATAATTAGAATTTTTAGAAGATAATTTTTAACCCATCAAATTCATTATTATGTCAAACGAAGTTTTAGGAATTAAGGAAACAAAGGAAGTCCTTACATTCGGTTTTGATCTTCTTGAGGCTATTTTAAAAAGCCTTGAAGACAAGAAATTTTCCATCGTTACAGATGCGCCTCGCTTTGTACCAGTAATCTTTTCAGCTGCTAAAGCATTTAGCGGAATTGAGTTGGTAAAAGAAGAGTTAAAAGACCTTACACAAGAAGAACAGGATGAATTAATTACAGAGTTAAAAGCAAGATTTGATTTGAAAAATGATTCAATTGAAACATTATTAGAGGATGTGCTTGACCATGTATTCCTTACAGTTAAATTAGCTAAGAAATTTTCTGCGATTAAGGGATAGGCTTTATTTGGTGTCGCTACCTTAGTGCCGGGGGAGATGCACTTGTTGCGTCTCCCTTCAAAAAAATAATACAATGTTAAAAAAGATTTTTCCAAATACATTTGAATATAAAGATTATCAAGTATACGGTAAAGAAAGATATTTCCTTTTTATTTCAGATGTCCATTTGGATAGTGTGCATTGCGACAGAGTAAAGTTAAAAGAACACCTTGACCTGGCAATGGATAGAAGTGCTTTAGTATTTATTTTCGGAGATTTACTTGACCTTATGCAAGGTAAGTATGATCCAAGGAGCAACAAGGCTGATTTAAATCCAAAATACAATATTGCAATGTATATAGATGAGGTGATAAAAGATGTAGTGGAATTTCTTACACCTTACAAATCTATCCTTGCTTTCTACTCCCCTGGCAATCATGAAACAAGCGTTGAAAGGCGCATTGAGTATGGGATTGTTGACAAGATTTGTTACCAGTTAGAAATGTCTCAGGGAAATTATTCTGGTTACATATACTGCCGTTTTTTTAGCGGATTGGAAGATAGTTGTAAATATCCCCTTATAATAGGGTACCATCACGGATATGGCGGTGGTGGTCCTGTAACTCGTGATCTTATTCAAACCAATAGAAAAGCTGTATATCTCCCTGATTGCAATGTTATCATCAGCGGACATACGCATGACCGTTGGATAGTTCCAATCACACGAAATCGCATTGGTAGGTATGGAGAGAAGATAGACCAGCAATGGCACATTAAGACTGGTAGCTATCAAAATAGTCCAATTAATTTTAATGGCTATGCTATTGAAAAAGGTTTATCTCCAAAGGTAGGAGCAGGTGTATGGATGAAATACACTATTAACAAAGAACAAAATTTGACATATAATTTTCAATTCGCAGAATGAAACCTAATGAGTTTTTAATATGCCTTGATGCCGGGCATGGTGGCTTAAGACCTGGTGTAGGGCCTGATAAATACACTACCTATCCATCTAAATGCTTCCACCATAAGCAAGGTAATTTCCATGGATACGGATGGTTTTATGAGGGTGTGTTTAATCGTTCAGTAGCTACTTACTTACAAAACTATTTACTTGATTACGGCTTTCTTGTAAAAAAAATATATGAAGATATAAATGACACATCTTTAAATAAACGCTGCCAACTCGCCAACAGTTACAACTCATTAGCCACATCATCCATCCTTGTATCCATCCATGGCAATGCAGCTGAGTCAACCAAGGCAAGAGGATGGGAGATATTTACAACTCCAGGTGAAAATAAAGCAGATAAATTGGCAACTTATATCGGCAACGAGGTAATCAAGGCAACACCTGGCTGGGTGCATAGGACTGATAGAACGGATGGGGATTTGGATCGTGAATCAAACTTTCAAATAATTAAAAATACAAATATGCCTGCCGTGCTTTCGGAAAATGGATTCTTTACTAATTATCAGGATGCATTGCTTATGATAGATAAAGAGTGGCAGGAAACAATAGCAAAGGCACACGCCAAGGGCATCCTTGAATATGCGATTGTAAACGGTGTTGAGTGGTAATAAAAAAGCCGCAAGTATGTACCTGCGGCTGCAAATTTGGAAAACCACTAATTAAACATTACTCACTGAATATCTTTTTAAACATTGATGCTGCTTTCTTCTTTGTTTCATCCTTTTCAATCTTTGATGAAATTATTTGATATAAAATTGATGCCATCCTGCCCTTTGTCATATACTGCCAGAAAGGAGCATTCTTCTCATTCTTTGAATTATAAAACTGCAATAAGCCAAGATTTGTTTGGATGACATTATTAAATTTAATTGGTTTAGGAAATTTCAAATACATCTCCTCAATATACTCTCTTTGTTGTTTTGTTAGGTCTAGCATTGTCCTATTTTTAAAAGTTTTAGTTTTGTTTCTTCCTGCTTAATTCTGTCTTTTAGTAAATCAAGAAATAAATAATCTTTTTTATCCCTTAATGTCTCCTCCATCTGCAACTGTTGCAAATTATATATTCTTTTTTTTATAACCAGTTCCTGCATCATTGTAAAATGTTTTTGCGTGAAGGGCAAGAGTAAAAGCGTCTATTTCATCCTGAGATAACTTTTTATTGCCATGTACTTCTAACCCACATCCTTTAATTACCGACATACAAAAGTCTATTGTCCATTTTTTACCTTTTTGTTGTGGAGATATACCGGTCACTCTGTGTCCATTCAAAGTTAATAAATCTATGATAATTCTTGATGCGCATTGATTCATCCCCACATTGCGGCTAATTTTATTGGATGCCTTGACGTTGGCGTGTTTGCGAAAGGTAATATTTTGTAAGCTACTATCTTCCACAATCACGGCAATATCTTTGTCATAATTTAAACTATCCATTATCCAGGCTGCAAGGTTTTTGTATCTTCCAAAATAGACTTTATTATCATCTATTACACATATTGCCAAGCCATTCAGCCGCATAGCAGGATCAATGCCGACGTACTTCATTCAACTTCTTTATTTGTGAAATTTCGTTTTACATATTTACACAGAAATTTAAGTAAGCCTGGATAGTCGTAGTATTTTTTATCGTAATACCACAACTGCAATGCTTTATTATATTTCATTGTTTGAGTGCCAAATGTCATGAATAAATCATTATCCATAGATGTTCTTGAGTAGCCATCCCAGAAATTCCATGAATCTAAATAATTTGTCGTAATAGTGTCAATATAATGTTTTTCTTCAATGACATCGTAATAGGTCCTTTCCAGCCTATTCCCTCCAATCTTCTCCAAACTCATGTAATTGTATGCCATAAAATGATTCTCCTGCGCAGTTGCCATGGTTACAGATAATACAAAACATACTGCCATTGTAAACTTAATAGGCTGCGAAGTTGTAGCGTTCATTTTAACGGTACTTTGCTTTGCCTTTGATACATTGCGCCTCCTTGGTTGTTTCACGCCAATACCATAGGCTTCTATGCCCTTGTCAATGAATTGTATTTCCAGCACATAGCCAAAGCAAATGATTGTTCCGATAAAAAAGAACATAGCGTAAAATTCTGCTCCTTGTGCCTGGCCTTGAATACTAAACCATAATTCCAACAATGCTATAACAGTAGCGATGGCAGCTACCTTTGGCGGATAAGGTGAGCGTTTAGTAGAAGGGTTAAGGAAGTCAATGAAGACAATGGCAAACCTGCCAAATTGGAGCATGATAGATGCAGGAATAGAGAGTAATAGGGGAAGCGGTAAAAAGTACACGTTTAATGCTGCGGTGATGGCGTAGGTTAGTATAATACCTACAAAGATAATTTTAGGCATAGAAGATGTAATGTCATCAAATAGCCATTCAAATTTTTGATTGTTGAAATTCTTTTTCATTGTAATGTGTGTTTAAAAAGTGATTTAATAGTACAAATATATTATAAAATAAATACAATGTATATTTTTATAAAAATAATTTAAAAAAAAAGTGCGGAGGCAAATCTCCGCACCTGACTAAACACCTACTATGTACACATTAACCGTC